CTTAGCTTGGTTTTCTCTAAGGGACTTAACGTCCCTGTCGAGTCTATCCATGCTCTGCAGAGCTCATGCGAGCACTTTGACGAAAGAGACCTGGCCCTTATGGGTCGAGTATCTTCTTCGCTTTGTTGCTCACTTAGTGCGGTCACTCTTGGGGGCCGATTAGTCGGCTCCCGTTCGCTCCTTCCAATAGGAAGCCCATTGTCGCCTAACAAGGCGACTTCGGAGCTGATATTGTGGAGCGACCTCCATTCGCATAACAACGTCACAAGTTCGTGTATTGTCTTATCTTCGAGTAATCGAAGGTAGGACTTACGCGTTCTTGGGGGCGCGGTGATGCGGAGGCTTATGTGGAGTAACTGGTTTTTACTAGTTGTTTTCATGTAGGTTCATTGGTTTAGCTACGGTGTAGGTGTGGGCAGGCTCTAGGAGGAATACCTTATGGTACCCATTAAAAGCCTAGATAAGTTTGAACTTATCGCCACACTGCTTCGTAGCGCTCATCAGCGTTATGGAGTTGTGTTCAACACAAAGCAGCTTCGTCTTACGACGCAAGTCGTGAAACGTCGCTGTCTTACAGAAGGACCCGGTTTTCTTACGAAAACCCTTCCCCGCCTTTGTAAGCACCTTGATCAGGCGCTTACTGGAACGATAAAACTAAACCCTATCAGCGTTGGTTTTTCAACCATTACTGGCAGCAAGCTTCCAAGATTTCTTGGTGAGCTTTTTAGTCTAATATTCCAAAAAGACGGTAGTGTCCTTCCCGATCCAGACGCGAAATGCGTCCGAGTTATACGTACCATACTTCTAGTTTTCTATAAGTATGAATTACCGTATACAGACATCCAAGAACAAGAAGTCGTTTCTGCCTTTTTACAGACAGAGACGGACCTCTCGCAGCTGGACACCCTTTTCGCAGAAATGCGGGATCGGTATCCGTTATATCTCAAAGATCGCTTCACTCGTCGTAAGTTGTATGGTCTGGTTGACCACCCAATTTCCCCTGAGATGTGGCGATTCGATGTGATTCGCGGTGCTCGGAAAGCATTAAATACGCTTTTCGAACACTTTGATCCAACGAACATTCGACCGCGGCACGGACCTGGAGCAGTTGCTACTAAGCAGCGACTCTGGGATAAGTTCCTTTGGTCAAACGTTT